TGAAAGGCGATACATGACCTTCGAAAGGAATGTAACATCCTCAAGTTCACCAACAAGAGTCGTCACATCCATACCGATCGCAGCTGCTGCGTTCTCAAAATCACCACCGTAAAAGGCGTGGCTGAGACCCACGGTACTAGACTTTGCGCAGTTCTTGTACGTGGTTAACACAGATCCGGATATCAGTCGCATGCCGTGCATCGACCTGAAGTAACCGTATTCGCTGGGGCACATTGGGTTGACAAACTTAACCGGGTAGGCGCATTGGGCGTACGCAGAGACGACGTCCTCCTTGCGGAAGCGGTCAACCAAGTACATTTGACGAAAACAGTCATCGACATGTGAACTATCATTGTTCGCTATGTCACCCTCACACCACACGGTTTTATTCAGACGCACATCGAAGTACGCTGACAGCATGTCATCTCCGTGGTTTATGAATGCGTACCCAAGTTGAGCTTGGATCTCCATTTCTGTAACCACGGCCGCAAGGTCATCCAAGGATGTATCTGACAAGACACTCCTCATCCAGAATCGTTGAGTCAACTTCCGACCCTTTGCACATGGATACTGATAATGTTGTTCAACATCCATATACTCAATCCTGAATCCTTGGTCCGTAGGAGTTATAATGGTTGGATGCTCCATCATGTGTTTTCCATCATACATGACAGTGGGGTTAGCATCTATCCATCCTTGCCCTACAACCGAGACGACCATCCTCCCGAATTTTAATTTCCCCTTCTTGTACTTCTGAGCCTCGTGTGGCTTCATCTGGACGTCTAGATAGGTCTTGGACTCGCCGATCTCACGCTCGTGATCTCGTACATAGCCATTGCGTAATGCAACTTTTGCCCCTATCTCCTTGATGTAATTACGAAGGTGCCCTTGTACGTCTATTAAACGCTCACCTTCGTGTTCCAGTGAAGCCTTACCGTGCTGGTACAGCACACAAGCTCGCATGTAACAGAAGTTTCTATCATCATCCGTGAGTCCGATAGAGGTCAAGTCTATCTCATTTTCTTTACAGTAATGAGTGTTAAACGCTGACCCCTGGTAGTCGGGATCCGCTCGTTGTATGAATTCGGTAAGTGCGTCGAGTTCCTCGTCAGGATCGAAATGATCGTTGACAAACAATGCCTTAAGTTGACGTAACACCTCCCGTTCCATTATTCCCGAGCGTTCCCGCTTTATAACCTCATTATCCCGAGTACCGAGAAGGCGCTGTGCCGCCTTACAGTATTCACCCGAGTCTTTGTGGTTAATTATAGCACTTTGAGTGGCGAAGATAGTGCCTAGTGTGGAGTATGGTGTGGTGTGTGCCTCCTCCATGGTACGGAATTTAAGTCCCGTCTCTGATAGGCCACACCCCCTTCGTTCCATCTTCTTGCCCTCCTTTTCAGTAAGGGGTTCGAACATGTAGTAACGACCAAACTCATTTGGCACATCCGAGTAGGCTGGGTCAGCTTTCACATATTTTTCGCGCACACAGCACGTTTTCCGTTTGATGTGATAGTCGTAACTCTCCTGCTCACTGGTCAGTTGGATTGGACCCTCATCACAATACATGCGATGTGAGTCATCGTAACTGAGCAGTACGCGCTCCAACAACAGTGGTTCAGCATAGGCGTTTTTGTCAGCTATGAAACGATTACAACCGTCTAGGGTTGCATTCAGTCGCTTCTGAGTGACGGCACGCCTTTGTGCATGTAACAACACAGTGTTGGCCAAAATCTCTATCGGGACAGACATGTGCTCTATCGCCAACTTTCTCAGAAGCTGGGCTTGATTGACCGGTGTCAACGCAGCGCCCAGCTTCTCATTCAAGGAAGTATCCGCGAAATCACAAATAATCATGTCCTCAAGAGTTTTGCTCATATGGGTATATAGCGTACGGCGATATGATTGGGATCCGAGCGATGCCACTGTCATAGTGGTCATCCAAGCCTCTTGCAGACTTACTCTCATCTCCTTAAACCATGTAAAATCCCTCGCTTCAACAACGGCGCT